CCAATTCTGGAGCACGCTGATCTTAGTCCAATTAAGGATATGCACCGCCGTTCTGTAACTGCGGTCGTACTTGAAAACACAGAGCGTGCTCTGATGGAATCCGGCGCTCACGGAATGTACCAAACTCTTACTGAAACACCAGTAGCAAGTTCGGTTATTCCTGTTAACGCTACAGGCACAAACATCGACAACTTCGATCCAGTATTGATCTCCCTAGTTCGTCGTGCTATGCCTAATCTAATGGCTTATGACATTGCAGGCGTTCAGCCAATGACCGGTCCAACCGGTCTTATTTTCGCAATGCGTTCGCGTTATACTAACCAAACTGGCGCGGAAAACTTCTACAACGAAGTTAACACTGCATTCTCCACTGTCCCTAATGCAGATGCTAACGTTGCATTCGGTGGTCACAAGAACGTTAACTCTAGCATCACTGGTTTCCCAGGTGATACATCTACCACCGCTCTTTCTGCTACAAACACTTATAACACTGCAGCTGCAATGTCAACTGCACAAGCAGAAGCACTCGGCACTTATAGCAACACTGACTTCGCTCAGATGGCTTTCTCGATCGAGAAGGTTACTGTTACTGCTCAGTCACGTGCTCTTAAGGCAGAATATTCAATGGAACTCGCACAGGATCTTAAAGCCATTCATGGTCTAGATGCTGAGACTGAGCTCACTAATATTCTTCAAGCTGAAATTCTTGCAGAAATAAATCGTGAAGTTGTTCGTACTATCAACATCACTGCTACTCCAGGTGCTCAACAGAACACAACTACTGCAGGTATCTTTGATCTAGATACTGACTCAAACGGTCGTTGGTCAGTTGAAAAGTTCAAGGGTCTTATGTTCCAGCTAGAACGCGAAGCCAATGCTATTGCTAAGGCAACTCGTCGTGGTAAAGGCAACATCGTTATCTGCTCTGCAGACGTTGCTTCTGCTCTTCAGATGGCAGGTGTTCTAGACTACACTCCAGCTCTAGCAGCAAACAACCTACAGGTTGATGATACTGGTAATACTTTCGCTGGTGTTCTAAACGGTCGTCTTAAGGTCTATATCGATCCTTATGCAATCGGTGGTAACTACCTAACTGTTGGCTATAAGGGTTCTTCAGCATTCGATGCTGGTCTCTTCTATTGCCCATATGTTCCACTTCAAATGGTTCGCGCAGTTGATCCAACTAGCTTCCAGCCAAAGATTGGCTTCAAGACTCGTTACGGAATGGTTGCAAATCCATTCGCTCAAGGTATAACTGAAGGTGTGGGTGCTCTTACTCTTAATACGAACGTCTACTATCGTCGTATTACTGTTAACAACCTCATGTAAGAAGAAGAGGGATTTAACTCTTCCGTACATGAATATATTGAGGGGGACTTCGGTTCCCCTCATTTTTTTGTGTACATTCCTGCAGAAGTGTGTATAATAGCAGATACTGCCTTAATAAATAGTTACAGTACAGCTACAGGAGAATACAATGACTGCTCTCGATAATACACCACTTAATAAGAATTTCCTTAGTCCGCTAAATTTTAGCTTAGAAATAAGGAGAGCGCCGCACCTTAACTTCTTTTGTCAATCTGCAAATATTCCAAGCCTATCATTTCAATATCCAGAGCAGACAAATCCATTTACTAATATTCCTATTCCAGGTGATAGACTGCGCTTCGAGGATCTTAATATAGTATTTAAGGTAGACGAGGATCTTCAGAATTACCTCGAGCTTAATAATTGGATGAGGTCTCTCGGATTCCCAGAGTCTTTTACTGAATATGCACAGATAGCTTCCAATAGCATTATATCCGGAAATGGAACAAGGTCAGATATAACTCTCATGGTATTGAATGGAATTAAAGTTCCAAATTTTGAGATTACTTTTAGGGAAGCATTTCCCATATCACTAGGATCATTGCAATTCTCTACAATAGATGAATCTATAAACTATATCACATGTTCCGTTTCATTTAAATACATATTTTTCGACATTCTAAAGATATAACAGTTTACTTTTTTATGAAACTGTAGTAGTATAAACTATAGTTAAGCGGAGTTATGTATGGATATTGAGAAGATACTGGAAGAGTGGCAGGCAGACTGCAAGATCGACAAGACAGAGTTGGCTTCTGAGTCTCTCAAGATACCACAATTGCATAATAAGTACTATAAAATATATGTCTCGGAGAAGCTTCGCCTAAAAAAGATGGAGGCGGACTTTAAGGTTCTTAAACTTGATAAATACGAGTTTTATACTCAAGGACCTTCCAAGGAAACCCAAGAATTGGGATGGAAATTGCCGTCAAAGGGCCTAATACTCAAGGCAGATATCCCAATGTATATGGATGCGGATTCTGACATAGTAGAATCAAATCTCAAGATCTCATATCAGGCTGAGAAAGTAGATATGCTTGAGAGTATCATAAAGAGTCTGATCAATCGCGGTTTCCAAATTAAGAACGCTATTGACTGGAATAGATTTACACAAGGATCTTAATGGAATTAATTCAACTTAAGAGGATTAATGAAACCTTTAATAAGGTAATATGTGATCCGGGAATAGCTTACGAGCTCAGGGAATACTTCACGTTCGATGTTCCAGGTGCAAAGTTCATGCCGGCCTATAGGAACAAACTATGGGACGGTAAGATTCGTTTGTTCAATCATATGTCTTGCCTTCTTTATGGTGGACTAAATATCTATCTATCTAAGTTTTGCAAAGACAGAGGATATGAGATAGAATATATCGATGATTTTTCTGCAGAGAACTTCTCTCTCGTTGAAGCAGAAGAAGCTATAAAGGATTATGAATTAACTCTTGAACCACGTGATTATCAATTAGCTGCATTTGTATATGCTGTTCGTAACAGAAGAACTATCCTTCTTTCACCCACTGCTTCTGGTAAATCATTTATTATCTATCTTTTATTGAGGTATTACAATGCACGCACTCTTATTATTGTCCCAACTACTTCTCTCGTTAGTCAGCTTTACACTGATTTCAGTGATTATGGGTTTAGGAGCGATATGCACGCTCACCGTATTTTTAGTGGACAAGATAAACACTCGAATAAACAAATTACGATATCAACCTGGCAGTCGATATACAAGCTTCCTAAAGAATATTTCAAATCGTTTGATGTTATAATCGGCGACGAGGTTCACCTCTTTACTGCAAAATCTCTACAGTCCATTATGGCTAAATTGGATGAGTGTAAGTATAGGTTCGGGTTTACTGGAACTCTAGACGGCACTAAGACACATCGCATGGTTCTCGAGGGCTTATTTGGCCCGGTTAAGAAGGTTACAACTACATCTGAATTGATAGATAAGAAACACTTGTCAGCCTTCACTATTAAGGCAATTATTCTCCAGTATCCAGATCACGTGAGACAATTGATAAAAACACTTGACTACCAGGGAGAACTTGACTGGATAGTTAGGTGTAAGGAGAGAAATAACTTTATTAGAAATCTTGCGCTTTCTCTAAAAGGAAATACACTTTTACTGTTTCAATTTGTAGATAAACATGGTAAGATATTATATGATATGCTTAAGGATGCAGACAGACCAGTATTCTTTGTGTATGGTGGTGTAGATGGTGAAGAGCGCGAGGAAATAAGAAAGATAGTTGAGAAGGAAAATTCAGCTATCATAGTAGCTAGCTATGGTACATTTTCTACTGGCATTAATATTAAGAATCTGCATAATATCATATTTGCGAGCCCTTCTAAGTCTAGAGTAAGAAATCTGCAGTCCATAGGAAGAGGCCTTAGAACCTCTGATAATAAGGAAATAGCTACACTGTACGACATAGCCGATGAGATGACGTGGAAGAAGAGTAGAAACACAACTATTAATCATTTCTTAGAAAGATTAAAGATATACAATGAAGAGAATTTTATACATAAAATTTATCCTGTAAAATTAGAGGTACAATAATGGCACCTAGAGCAAAAAAACACTACGTTAATAATAAAACGCTTTACGAGGAAATGATAAAGTATAAGGAAGCTACCGCTATTGCATCCGGTCTTGGAAAACAAAAACCTCAAATTCCCAGATATGTGGGAGAGTGTCTAATGATGATATGTAGTAAGCTATCTACGAAGCCAAACTTCATGAACTATTCCTATAGAGATGACATGATTTCAGACGGCATTGAAAATTGCGTACATGCTGTTCACAACTTTGATCCAGCTAAATCTAATAATCCATTTGCATATTTTACTCAGATTGCTTGGAATGCATTCATTAGAAGAATTACATCTGAAAAGAAACAGTCCTACATTAAGCACAAGAATTACCAGAATTCTTTCTTGATGGAGGACCAACTAGACGGCGCATCTATGAATAACAACGAATTCTCCGATGACATTATTAGAAACTTTGAGAATAAGATAGAGGCAGTTAAGCTAGAAAAAAAGAACAAGATGAATAAGGCTCTGGAGATTTTAAATGGACAAGAATAAATTACATCTTATCCCACAACCAGTAATAGATTGTGCGGAGAATTTAATTAGTGCCCATCAAGACCATATCAGGGATACTTACATTCTTCGTCTAGAGGCGATTAGGGACTATTGCGACTATGCTATAAAGTCATCTTCTAATACTAAGCCATTTAATCTTTCTCTCAAGAAGAAGAGCACTCATCGTCAATGAAGATAGCACTTATCACTGATACTCACTGGGGAATTAGAAACGACAATGTCAATTTTCACGACAATACTAAGAAATTCTTAGAAGAAGTCTTTTTTCCATACATCGATAAAAATGAAGTTACTAAGATCATTCATCTCGGTGATTTGGTAGATCGTAGAAAGTATGTTAATTTTCTAACAGCTAAGCGTCTTAGGGAAGATTTCCTAGAACCTTTATGGGATAGAAAGTTAGAAACTCACATCATAGTTGGTAATCACGACGTGTTCTATAAGAATACAAATAAAGTCAATTCTCTGAAGGAATTAGTATCAGGTAACTATGACAATATCAATGTATATATTAAGCCAACTGAGATTAATCTAGGAGGTGTAGATATCCTCTTACTCCCATGGATCAATGACGAGAATAGAGAGGAAGCTTTAAATACTATTAATACAGCAAAATCTAAGGTCGTTATGGGACATCTTGAATTACGGGGCTTCGAGATGTTTAGAGGCAGTGTTTCAACTCATGGTGATGATCGCAGCTTGTTTGATAGGTTTGACTTAGTTTGCAGCGGCCACTATCATCATAGGTCTACTATTGGCAACATTAGCTATCTTGGGAGTCATGCTGAGTTCACGTGGTCTGATTATGATGACCCTCGTGGCTTTCATATTTTTGATACTAGCACTGGCTCATTAGAATTTATTCAGAATCCATATAAGATGTTTCTAAAGTTATGGTATGACGATACCAATGGAAATGTTGGTTTAAGTGAATCTAGAGAACTCTATGATGGAAAGATAATTAAAGTCATAGTAAAGAACAAAATTAATCCGTATATGTTCGACAAGTACATAGAGAAAATAGAATCTTTTAACCCAATTAATCTGCAGATAGTTGAGGATCACTTAAATCTAGATACTCAAGGTGATGACACTATTATCAGCGAGGCAGAATCAACAGTAGATATATTCAAAAAATATATAGATCAGATAAAATCTCCAGGTATCAATAAGAAGAAGCTTGAAACTACAATCATTAATCTTTACAATGAGGCATTGACTATAGGATGATTATCTTTAAAATAATACGATGGAAGAATTTCCTATCTACTGGAAATATCTTTACCGAAGTCGTGCTTAATAAGACAAATACCACTCTTATTATTGGTGAGAATGGAGCTGGTAAATCCACTATCCTTGATGCACTCTCTTTTGTCCTATTTAGCAAGCCATTTAGAAAAGTTAATAAACCGCAGCTCATCAATTCTATTACTAGAAAGGATGCCGTAGTAGAGGTAGAATTTGATGTAAGTGGAAATTCATACAAGATAGTTAGGGGACTTCGACCAAATATATTCGAAGTTTATCAGAATGATCTTCTTATTAATCAATCTGCAGAAATGAAAGACTATCAAGAAATTTTGGAAAAGCAGATCCTAAAGATCAATCACAAATCATTCTGTCAAGTAGTAGTTCTAGGATCAGCTACATTCCAGCCATTCATGCAGCTTCCAGTTGGACAACGCAGGGATATCATTGAGGATTTATTGGATCTGCAGATCTTTACTACTATGAATACTCTTCTCAGAGAAAAAATAGCAGACAATAGAGAATCAATCATCATTACAAATGGTGATAAGAAAACTATCGAGGAAAAGATAAAGCTTATCAGGGAACACCTGATAGAGATGCAAAATAATAATGATGTACTTATTCTTGAAAAGAAAGAGCGCATAGAGGAAACGGCTCTTCAGATTATAGATCTAGAACAACAATTAAAGGATACTCAGAAAGAAGCTATAGATCTAGCAGCTCAGACTAGTAATTTAGAATCACTTGAAAATAAGATGAATAAGTTACAGTCACTTAAGCACAAGATTGAGGCTAACCTATCAGTTCTTAGCAAAGAAGTTGACTTCTTTAATAATCATGATAATTGTCCAACATGTAAGCAAGAAATTGACAAAGAATTTAAGTGTGGAGCAATTTCTACTAGGAATTCCAGCATAGATGAGATAAATGATGGCCTATTAAAATTATCTACTGAATATGAAAAAGTTCAGAAAGATATAAAAGATATGCTTGACATTAATTCTCGGGTTAATCAGAAGATCATGGATGCCCATGTTATTCAGACAAAGTCAACTTCTTTAAAAGAATACATCTATCAGATAACTGAGGAAATGAATTCTATTCAGAAAACTTCAGATGATCAAGATGATAGTAAGTCAGTAGAGCTTAGTAATTCGCTAGATACTATAAACGAAACTATAAGTGAATTAGAAGAGAACAAACTAATACTTGGAGTTGCTAGCTCACTACTTAAAGATGGCGGCATTAAATCCATAATAATTAAGCAATATATACCGATTATTAATAAATTCATTAACAAATACTTGGCTGCATTAGAATTTCTAGTACAATTTGAGCTTGATGAGGAATTTAACGAGACCATTAAGAGTAGATTTAGGGACGAGTTCAGCTACGCTTCGTTCTCTGAGGGAGAAAAGATGCGAATTAATCTGGCTATTCTCTTTACATGGAGATCCATAGCCAAGCTTCGTAATAGCATCTCCACTAATCTCCTTATAATGGACGAGGTATTTGACAGCTCCCTCGACTCGGGTGGCATAGAAGAATTCATGAAGATTCTAACACAATTTACTGTTGATACAAACACCTTTATTATTAGTCATAAATCAGATCAAATAGGAGACAAGTTTGGTAATGTTATATTATTTGAAAAGAAACAAAATTTCAGTTCCATAGCTGAATAAGTATGTACATATATAAAAAACTGTGTTACATTAGACAATGGAGATATACATGGAAAATAGCTGGTTTACTACCATTAAAGAAGATGATACTGGTGAATTGTATATAGATCTTCCACCTGAGATGATGAAATCCCTTGGTTGGAATGAAAATACTGCACTCTGGTGGGTTTTTGATGATAATAAAACTGGTGTAATCTTAACTGCGGAAGAGCCAGATGATAAAATTGATTGAATCTAACGATCCAATACTAACGACTCCGTGCGATGGATTTGATTTCTTAAATCCACCGGTTGATCCTATTCAACTGGCAATAGATATGGTAAATCTAATGCATGAAAACACTGGCATTGGTTTAGCTGCCAATCAGGTAGGATTGCCTTATCGCGTATTCTCACTTAGAGCTTCTCCTGAAAATTTAGTTTGCTTTAATCCTAAGATAGTTAATTCCTCTAATGAAACTACTATATTAGAGGAAGGATGCCTAACATATCCGGGGTTGTGGGTTAAGATAAAAAGACCTAAAGAAGTTAGAGTTAGATTTCAATTACCTAATGGAGATACGAGAACGGAGACGTTTAAGGGTCTTACAGCTAGAGCATTTCAGCATGAGATGGATCACCTTAATGGAATACTATT